CACCGCATTTGAGCGCTTCGCGTCTTCCGACATCGAGACGTGTCGCAACAGATTGCCGCCCGGCTTGTTCTTTCGACTCGGACCCACCGGCGTCTCGGCCTTGACGACACCCACAAATACTTCCGCCGTCCGACGGACCGTATCGCGGCTCGCATCGGCGGCAATTTGGCCAAGATTTGAAAACTGTTGGATCAGTTCCGGCAGTCCTTCAAACGTGAACCGCGCGCTCATGACGGCAGCACCTCGCACGCCAATACAAGTTCGACGTGGCGCAGATCGACATCTTGCACGCCGCGCACGGAGTAGTACGTGCCGTCCTTTGACAATCTCGATTTAGTCGTAATGCCAGGGTGATACGGCATTGTGACGATATGTGAAATCGGCGCTTCGATCGTGTTGCCGACCACTCGCTCGATCACGCTCGCCGTGGCCGGTTCAATGCGCGCCCACATCGACGCTGGACTGGCCGCGCTCCAACTGTCGGTATACCCGCCGTCGCCATCGGCCGTGCGCGTCGGATTGCTGACATCCACGCGATGCCGTCTTAGTCCGATCGGAATCATGCGACGCCAGGATCACGCAAGCGCCACACGCAGGATTCCACCGGCGTCGGCAATTGACCAGGGAGCAGTTTTGCGTCGTCGTCGCCGCGGTGAGCGTCCAGCCATCCCGCCATGAGGAGAATCGCAGCGCTCACCTGGTCCGGCACCGTGCTCGACGTCCAGCCGTTGACGGTTGATGCCCACGTGCCGTCGTCGTAGCGCTGTCTGAGGTAATCCAGAACGAGCGTTTGCGCTTGTGTCAGCAAGAGCGTGTAATCGGTATCGGCCGACGAGGTATCGATCCTGAGGCGAGCTTTCATCTGCGACAGCGAGACCAAGAGGCTCATCGCTTGCCGTCCTGTCCGCGCTTGACGGCGAGCTGCCAGCCGCTGCCAGCCGTGCCAGGCTTGCTTGCGGGTGTCGTCCTCGCGACCCAGACCGACCCGTCAAACGTGACGCAATCTCCGGTCGTATAGACAGTCTCCGGCTGAAACACACCGCGGTAGAGCGGGACCGGAATCGTCCAGGTCCACGACTTCTGACGCTCCCCACGCATTGCCGACAGCGTGATGGTCCGCTCGCCGTCGAACGTCGCCGACAGATCATCAAAACTCAGTCCGTCACTACCGTCCCGGCCGTCTTTGCCAGGTTCGCCGTCTTTGCCATCGCGTCCTGGCAGTCCATCGCGGCCGTCACGCGCGGGAGCTTTCTCGAGCGTCGCGATGCGCTGTTCGACCTTGCTCAACTCTGAGCGGAAGGTACGCAGAATCGCATCGAATAACGGGTCCAGGTTGTCAGTCATGCCACCCCGCCAACACTGCGCGCTGCTGCCATCGCTTCGTGAGATCGTTCACTGGCGTATCGACCCGATCACGTCGATCGAGGGCTGCCAAGGAGTAATTTTGCTGCTGGAGATACGGTGTTCCGCCGCCCAGAACAGGTTCGAGACCGAGCCGCGCGCGGGACTCGTTCGGCGACTTGATGCCACCGCCGACGGCTTTTGCCTCGGCATCGATCAGCGTCGCCGAATCCATGCGGAGGAGACCATCGAGATCAAACTCCGTCCCGTATGGCTTCGGCAGTTCCAAGCCTTCATCGAGCAGCAGTTCGATCGACTCAATGAGACCCTGGAGACACTGGCTGTAATACTGCTGGTTCAGCGCCTCGATGTTGTTATAGGTCGGTGCCTGTCCGACGCCGACCATGAACGCAGGAACATGGAAGGTCGAACAGATCGTCTCCGCGGTCCATCCGAGCTGCTCAATCAACTGCGCGTCGATCGGATTGACCGTCATCGGGTCAAACTTCAGCCCGTCTCCAAGGACCGCCACTTTCCCGACGTTGTCGCCGGTAAACGCGCTGTCCCAGTATTCTTTCAGTCGTGCGGCCGTCTCCTTACTGATCGCACCAGGTGCCGTGAGCACACCACCAGGCGACGCGCCATTCGAAAAGAAGTTCTTCGAATTGGCTTGCATCGCGAGGCCTTGCATCGCCGCAATCCCGCACGCCTGAATCGGAGAGACCCCCACCAACGGATGATGGAGCGGTGTCATCACATCGTGAATGATGTCCCTGGCGGGTACCGTGATCGAGTCTTGCTGTAACTGACTCAGGTTGTCAGAGTTCAACTGGTAATAGACTTCGCCGTCGTCGCTGACTAAGACCCGCACGCGCCCAGGATCGAGCACATACAGCGATTGCACGACGCCGCGGTTGTCTCGCCGTTTCAGGATGTACGCATTGCCGCGGCTTAGTTTCGAGACGACCCATTGCTCGACGAATCCAATCCGCGTCTGATACCGATTCGGCTTTCTGAGCACTGGCGAAAACGCGGGATTGTCTGTTTCCCGCCAAATGCCATCAGTGCCAAGCGCCATTAACCGCAGACGCATCTTGGCAATGTCGCGCGCGATCAGCGTAATGCACGCGTAGACCGTGCCATACGTGAGCACGTCCTCGACCTGGATCGCGATGTTCTTCTGCCAGGCACCCGTAAACGACTCGCGAATGAGCGGCCACCACCCGCGATCATTGGGCGGTGTCAGATTGCCGGGGAGTCGTTTCGTGAACCAGTTCATGCCAGATCAGATGGAAAAAATTCCGAGACCGACACGCGCGCACAGGGGGCCATGCGAGCGGTCGGCCTCGGCTCCCAGAACAACCGACTACGACCCGTACTGACAGTTCGTCAGGTAATACACCGCCTCATCGCGGCGGCGGATCCAGTTGATGTACCGTTCCGCACGGATACCCACCGCGTTCTGTTCCCACAAGTTAATTGCGGTGCTGCTCGGCGTGCCTTGGCCATCGTCCATCACGATGGTAGCTTCTCGGCTGATGTCCACGCTCACGCCGCCATCGTCGGCGAGGAAAATTTCCGACGGCTTGCACAGCACAAACGTTTCGGACGGCACACTCTGCGAGGTGTAGACCGGCATGCCCATCAGCGTCCCGCCGTTCGCCGTCAGACCAGGGAATTCCTGCTGACCAAGCGGATTCAGCATCAGCGACAGCGAGACGGCCAGCGTTGGCGTTGTGACGATTACCAGACCGTCGAGCGGAATATTCGCCGAGATCAGCTCATCCATCGCCGTCTTCAGGTCAGCGCGGAAATCCGCCGCCGATGTGCCGGTCGCTGCTGAATTGGCTGCGGAGTTCGTGATCGACGCCGGTTTGACGTTGGTAGTGCCGGAATTCGCCGGATCAATGAACGCGACGTCAATCGCTTCGGTGATACCGGCCGCCAGGTCTGCGCGGACCAGCGCCTCGGCCGACGGCGTCGAGAAGCGCGCCAACTCGTCCGAAATCACCACGATTTGCGCCACCTTGCAGAATCGGAGTTCGACCGTATCAAACGCCAACGCGCCGACCGGCTTCTTGACGGCCTCTCCGACCCACGATCCGATCGTCCCTGAGGTTTGCTTTGGCATCTTGACGTTGAACGGCACATTTCGCAGACCGGCAATCTTGCCGACCAGCGTCATCGGCCGGAGATACTCGATAAACTCCGACGCCATGTTCTGGTAGGGAACCAGTTCCTCGGCCCAGTGACTGGTCGTCGTATCGCCCACATTCACGGCGTTCTTGATGACGTTAACCAGTTCCGGCGTCGTGCTCATCCAGTGCGCATTCCGACGAACAATCTGTTCGGCCGTGTACCGATCACCGCGCGCCGCGGCCATCGCCATTGCGTACCTGGTGAAGCTCGTGCCTTTCGGCAGCGTCGCACCGGCAACCGAGACCGACGGACGCGCACTGCGCGAGGTCGAAGCCTCCGAGACGGTCGCCGCGATTACCGGCTTGGCACTCTTGGACGCGATCGCTTCCAGCGTGTTGAGGCGATCCAGATCGGCGTCGATCGACTTGATTTCGGAAACCAGCGTGTCGAACTGCTGCTGCTCGGCCGCGTCCATCGTGCGGCCATCCTGGGCGATGCCCTTCGTGAGCGTTTCGAGCGTGTCCTGGCGCGACTGGCGACCGGCTTGCAGTTCCTGAATCTGTGTAGCTCTCATGTCTGACCCTTTGAGGCAGACCGAGACGCCGGTACCTGCGGAATGAAAAGGTTCGCTCGACGTGGCGAACTGTTTAACGACGGCAATCGAACAATCGGCATTGGCCGGGACCGTCACGGCGCTTAACTCAAACCAATCCCAAGCGACGAAGTGCATCCCGCCGCCCTTCATCGGCTGGACATCGAGCGGACGGAATCCAATCGACAATCCTCGGACGAGTCCGGACTTGATGAGCTGCCACGCTTCATCAATGCGCTGCACGCCTTTGGCGAGCTTGGCAGTGATACGGATGCCGGAATCGGTGACGGTCGCGTTGAGCACTTGACCGATGGGTTCGTCTGGTTTGTGCTGCCAGAGCAGCGGGATCGGTAGCGTGAACCGCGCCCCGCGAGGCTCGATCACGTCGCCCATGCGATCGGCTGTTGGAGTCGATGCGACCCCTTCGACGATGCGCTCATCGTCAGAGATCGTTTTGAGCTGGAGCAGCGCGTACGCGCGGTTCACGCGTACAAGCATTCACCGAAAAATCTGAGGTACCTAGAGTGTCGGTGATGAAATGTCCGCGGATGTCCTACTATGCCGCATTCATCGATCGATCTTGATTCGGATGCCGCCACCAGGCGTTTTAATCACCGTGACAGCGCCTTTCGCAATCCAGCGCAATACCGTGCGGTAGTTCACGCGATACAAATCGGCGACTTCCTTAATGGTCAAGAGCATCATCGACGGCTCCCCAGTACGAGCATTTGATATTGCTCGGACGGCGTTCGGCCCCGGCGCGACAGCGCCATGATGAGCGCGACCATACCGTCGATTTTCTCGGATGCCTTCGCCTTGTCCGGCGCAAGATTGGCATTCGGATCGGTGCGGACCACAAGGTTATCCGCCATCCACCGCAAGACTGGATGCGCGGCATGCTGCAACTTGCCATCGGACACCAGCGCCGCGAGCGTCTGCGTCGGTTCTGACAGCGTCTTGAATCCTTGCCTTACCTCGACGACCTTCAGACCTTCCGATTGAAAGCGCAGCGCTAACTCCGTCGCGTTCCAGGCGTCAAAGGCGATTTCCTGAATCCGATAGCGCTGTCCAAATGCCAACACGGTCTGCAAGATCACGGTCTGATCGACGACGTTGCCAGGTGTCACCGTGAGATGTCCCGCTCGGCGCCATGCTTCTAACGGCACTAGCGAACGCCGTCCGGATTCCACTACCGCTTCAGGGAGGAAAAACATCGGCCAGACAGCGACGCTCCCGTCTGGACGCGTAAACACGGCAACCGCGGCGGTGAAGTCAAATTTCGACGACACATCGAGTCCGATGACGCATGGCTGGCCCTCAAGCGCGCGCCAGTCGATCGGCGCCGCGTTATTCGGTAAATCCCATTTGTCCATCGGTAGATAGCGCTCGGCTTGCTGAACCCACTGCCCCAAGTGCAAGCGCCGAAACTCCGGTTCGGCCGCGCCGATGTGCTGCGCTTGCTTGCATTTGCGATCGAGATCGTCGAGCTTGACGCTGACGCCTAAGTTCGGATTGGCCTTGGCCCACACTGCCGGATCGCGCCAGTCGTCCTCCGGATCGGCCCCAATGATGCACCCGAACCACGTATCGTCCTGGACTACGCCGCGCACGACTTTGTCGGTGTAATCGTGATGGTCCCAACACGGACCCAGCCGACCGACTCCGGCGGTGGTAATTTCAAAGATTAACGGCTGGCGTCGCGTGCCGGTCGCCGTACTCATAACGTCGATCAGCCCAGAGGATCGGTACGCGTGAATTTCATCCAGGATCACCCCGGATGGTCGCAATCCATCGAGGCCATTGACGTCAGCACCAAGCGGCTCCAGCTTGGACGCCGTAGACATTTGATGGAGGTTACTGACGCGGACGCTGATCGACTGTTTCAGCGACGAGCGCAAGACCATCTGTCTCGCAGCTTCCCAGGTGATTTTCGCTTGCGCGCGATGCGTCGCCGCGGTGTAGACCTCCGCTCCAGGCTCCCGATCGAAAAAGGCTAACCAGAGCGCGACACCGGCCGCAACCGTGGACTTGCCTTGGCCTCTCGGCTGTTCGAGATAGCACTGGCGGAAGCGACGTAACCCCGTCGCTGGATCAATCCAGCCAAAGATAGAACCGACGATAAACTGTTGGAACGGTTGAAGCTGGATCGGATCACCGGCCCATTCCCCTTTGAAATGCCTTAAAAACGTAAAGAATCTTATGACCCTAGCGGCTCGACTAGCAGACCACATCCAACCAGACGCACCACACCGTGCGTCTTCCAAATCTGCTATATGCCTTTTACAGCTTGCGTGCAGCAAAGCACCAGATGGGATTTCTTTATTCACAACCTTCATTGCAAAGGATGTGACAGCGTCGTTTTCAATTGACGTCGAATGGATCATCGGCAGACAAGAATTGAGCAAAAGGGTCGTCCCCAGCAGATGAATGTTCCGCGCTTACTTTTGCGGAAGACATCGGAGTCAGACCAAATTCACCGAGAAATCTTGCCACCTGATACGCTTGCTTTTCGATACGCACAATAAGCGGATTAGGTTTTACCTTTCGGCGACGTTCACCATTTGCTGCCGTTGTCTCATCAACGACCAGCTGCTGATAACCCATCGACGCGAACTGCTGACGCGCTCGTTCCAAATCCGCCCAGGCTGAGCACAACAACGCCAGCATTTCACCGTGTGCCTCTGTCAGCACTCCGGCATTAGCAATACGCGCCGCTAGTGTGTCCCATCGAACCGACGCAATCGGATCAGACTCAATAAAGTCAGGCTTGGAAGGCATAACCGCAAGATACTCTGGCTCTGATAGGTGATTCTGACGAGTACGAGCACCCTTTAAGACGCGGATAGCGGCGGGCTGTGGACGACGACCCGAACGATTAGTTCCGGGCATCAGCGTTCACTCGCTCGGCTTTGTGGCCGGTAAACTGTTCCCACCTGTCGATGGCAACTTGCACATACGAAGGATTTAATTCCATCGCGTAACAGCATCTGCCCGTCTGCTCTGCTGCGATGATCGTAGTGCCGCTGCCGCTGAACGGTTCGTAGACCGCCTGACCTGGACTGCTGTTGTTTTCGATGGGGCGTCTCATGCACTCGACTGGCTTCTGTGTACCGTGACCAGACCCGCCGTCCTCTCTAGCGTTGATCTTCCATAAAGTCGACTGAGACCTGTCGCCGAACCAGTGTCCTGTTGAACCACTGCGAACCGCGTACCAACAAGGCTCATGCTGCCAGTGGTAATGGCCACGCGATAGAGCAAACCGTTCTTTTGCCCATATGATCTGACAACGGATTTCAAACTGGGACGCCTCGATCGATGCCTGTACAGCGCTGGCATGCCGGTCGGCATGCCAGACGTACGCGACATCACCTGGAAATAAAGCCCACGCATCTCGCCAGTCCGCACGGTCGTCGTTCATAACCTCACCAAGTTTGGCCGTGTTTTTGTTCACTCCGGCTTTGGCTCTCCACTTCGGGTCATACTCCACGCCATACGGCGGATCGGTCACCATCAGATGCGGTTTCACGCCAGCCAGCAGGGAATCCACATGTTGTGGGTTAGTCGCGTCTCCACACATCAATCGGTGGTTGCCCAGTGTGAACACATCGCCAATCACAATGTCTGTTTCACGTTGTGCTGGCACATCGTCCGGGTCTGTTAATCCATCCTGGGCGTTAAATTGCTTTGCTATCAACTCGGCTAGTTCACGGTCCGTGAACAGCGCGCCCAAGTCGGCCCCATCCGCAACCAGCGATTGAAGGACAGCGGCGTCCCATTCCAAACTGACCTGTGCCACCCTGTTGTCGGCGACACCGAGCGCCTTGGCCTCTGGATCAACAGCCAAGTCCAAGTCCATTCGCTGAACGATCACCACCTGCTTGCCGTCGGTTTGGACGACCACAGCGTCTTCCAGGCCAATCGACGCCGCAGCATCGAGCGTTTTGTTTCCGGCGATCACCACGCCGTGTTTGTCCACTAGCAGTGAACGACCTGCGCCATAGTCGCGTAGCGAAGTCTCAAGCATGGCGCTGCCGCGTTCGGTTCCTCGATTCGCGTTCTTTAAATCAGGCTTAAAATCGCACAGTTTTGCCAATTTCATATTTCATCCCTGCGCGCGGAAGCGCCCGAGGCGGTCCCCGCTGCCGTTTAAAAATCCTGACAGACTCCCCCCCCTACGGTAACCGGTTACCGTCCAGGTCTGACTCAGGGAAGACGCTCCTTAGCTGAGTCACAAATCGACTGCGCCCGACATGGCTACGGCGCAGTCGCAACCAGTCTGTTCTCTGCCCTTGAATCTAGGCCACCTCCTGCAACACTGAGTTCCACAACCATCTGTAGGCGGCGACCAATCCATCGCATCACGGGTACGGCCATTGAGTTCCCCAAGGCCTTATACTTGTGGCCATCTGCGGCGGGTTTGCCTCGGTAGGGGATATCAAGATAGGCATCGGGAAAGCCCTGCAATCTGGCGCACTCCACGGGCGTCAATCGGCGCACAGCCATGCCGACCATAGCGTGTGACTTGCTACTCGTCCCGCCACCGGCACGGATCGCCGTGGCAACGTCGCCACCCAATTCGGCTTGCGTGCCACCTTCGCGTCCCCTGAAATTCAACGCGACGGCCATGCCGTTGTCCTGTGCGCCTAACGGATGCGTAACGTGACCACTCACGTCTGGGTCTTGTCTGTTGTGAAACGCAGTCGGCGCTTCGTGTAAACACGTCAGTGCTGGCGTCCCGCCATCCAGTCGAATTTCGGCGCTCGCCTGGCCACTAGACATCACGATGGCATGACCTCGATTTACCCATTGATCCGATCCCCATTTGCGCCCGATCGTGGCATCTAAGGTTGGGGCAATCTCGGGAATGTACGCGCCTTGGTTGTCGAGGCCAAACGTCCGGAAATCGCCAAGCGTTCCGGACGTCTCTGGCACTAACCCAACGCTTGTTGCAAAGTTGTTTGTATCACTGCGGCCAGCGCTGCCTTCAAGGGTGGAGGAAGGTTTTTGCCACGCTTCTCGGCGCGGCGCAGGATGCCCGTGCAAGCTCGCGCCGTCAAATAAAACCGCGGCGGCACGTTGCCACCCTCCAAGACATCCGACAACGAACACACGGCGGCGTCGTTGGGGAATTCCGAAGAATTGTGCGTCCAGCACTCGGTAGGCGAACCCATACCCGAGTTGCCCCAACCCTCCGAGAAAGGCTCCAAAATCCCGTCCTCCGCTCGACGACAGGACGCCGGGGACGTTCTCCCAGCAGCACCAGGTGGGGCGATATCGAGCCAGAATTGCGAGATACGTGAGGGCGAGGTTGCCACGCGCATCATCCAGACCCTTTCTGAGTCCTGCGACGCTGAATGATTGGCATGGAGTTCCGCCAACGAGAACATCGAAAGTTGCATCTGGCCACTCCTTAAATCTGGTCATGTCGCCCCAATTCGGGACGGACGGATAGTGGTGCGCGAGTACGGCGCTGGGAAAGGTCTCGATCTCGGCAAAGGCTACCGGCGTCCAGCCGAGCGGATGCCACGCCACGGTCGCCGCCTCAATGCCAGAACAGACCGAGAGGTATTTCATCGTCCGCTGGCCGTCTCTTTCGTCCCATAAACAATTTTTGCCGTCTGAACGTATTGGTCTACGTCGTTCCTATCGAAATACCACGCGGTTCCGATCTTCACGACGGCCAGTTCTCCCCTGAATACCACGTCGCGCAACGTTGTGTAGGGAATACCCAGTTCAGACGCCGCGTGTTTCGCAGCTATTAATCTGGATCGTCGATCTAACTTCATAAACCCCTGGCTGTTTTTTTGCTGTGGCACGACGCACAGAGCGACTGAAGATTCTCCCAGTCGTACAGGCGGTCGAGCGCCTGGCGGACCGGCACGATATGGTCCACATGCTGACCCGGCACCAGCCACCCGTCACGCTGACACTGACTATCCCCAGTCGGCGGACCTGGACGATCGCCGCACAGCGGATACTGTTGGAGGAACGACCGGCGGACGTGCTCCCATCGCCTGGTATAGCCGCGCGCCCGAGCCGACGCCCGAGTCGGGAGCACCGCGGCGCGACACGTCTCGCAATGTTGCCGCCGCGTCTCAAGCGCCGCATCGCAGCGCTGACAGCGCCAGGCGCTGAGGCTAGGCATCCCGTGCGACTCGGAGCGCAGATTGCCGACGCGGTTGGTCGATGTCTTCAAATTGCCATCGGTCAAGCGGCACGCGGAAGTACTCGAGCTTCCGCGCTAACCGCCACGCGTGCAGGTAGCCGAGCGCTCCACCGGCCACCATGCCAGCGACGAAGACCAGCAATCCGTCTGCCGTCATGCGACCCACCGGTAACGCTGTGGACGCCGTCCGGCCGGAGCTTCCCGAAGGATCCGATTCCGTTGCACCTGATTCTTGAGTTCGATTCGCACTTGCCACACAGTGCGTCCAATCCCCTGCGCGATCTCCTGCGCCGTGCGAAAGTCTCCGGCCGACCGCAGGTACGAGCGGACCAGGTCCGCGGTCGTCGGTGGCCACGCTTTCTCCGGTCCGTTCTCTGCAACAGTGCTAATCATCAACGCATCATCTCCATCTTGAGTATGTCCAATTGGTCGGTTGTCGTCACAAAGCGCAACGGGAAACCCGTCTTTACGAGTTTGAGCTGGGCATCCGTCAAGGTGCCGCCGACACTCTTCCAGTCCACCACCACGGCACGATAGCCGCCGAGGACGAGCACGCCATCGACAACGCCATTGATCGGCAGATACGAAAACCCAATGGATTTCGCGTAGGCAATGAGCGCGGCGGCGACCGTATCCACCCTGGCCGCGCGTCTCATACCAGGCGGTACCGCGTCAATCCGGTCGCATGCTTGTGCTCAAAGCACTCGACGCGGTATCCGGCCTGCTTCAATTCGCTAATGCGGCCGGTGTATTTGAGCGCGATCATGGCCAGCTCGCGATTCGTGGCGGGTCCGGCTTGCAACCGTTCGAGGATGGCGTGGCATTGCCGCGACAACCGCGGACGCATCGGAGCCGGTGCCTGGGTAACGACCACCGGTTGCGCCGTCAGCAAGTTCAATTGAATCATTCGGTCACCTCCTCGCTCGTCGAGGCTGGCAACGCGATCGGCTGGCCAATCCGCGCCATCGCCGCGCGACTGGCACGCCAGCAATCGCAGCGCTTGACCCGCTCGAAGCCGTCCTCATCCGTAAATGTTTCCCATCCGCTATCGTGCTGGCAGTCGGCGAGCGCCCGAGCTGCGGCATGTTTGCGCCGTTCGGCGATGATGGCCGCGGCATGGCGCTTGACATCGGCCGCGGTCGGAACCGGATAGAACCGCCTGCCACTCGCCGCCTCGACGACCAGCCGATCTCCGGCTTCCAGGAGCACGTCGTCGGCAATATCGGCCAGCGCGCGGCCGTAGGCACGGAGCTGGAGCGCGTCGATCTCTGCTCGGAAAGTAGACCCGAGCAGCAGCGCCAACGCTTTTACGCCGGTGCTGATCATTCGTTCACCAACCTGAGGAGACGCGCAGACTGCTCAGATAAACTCGGCGCGGCGAACGGTTCGTCGTCGTACCGCTCCTGATTCAACCAGGTGCTCAGATGCGGAATAAACACGCCGCCGTTACTGACCCATTGAGGCGTCTGTCGCTGCCAGGCGATCGCCTCCAGCATCCGATCGACCAACGCCGAAGAAGGCGCTAAACGGAGAAACGCTTTGCGAGCCGCACCCTTCGCCACTTTGCGCGGGTATGCTTGCCATACGCGATCGAAATCGTCCATCGTCACTCCTGCGGTACTGCGGTACCCGCTGTACGTACTTGGGATCTCTTGTCTTTCTGTACATGCGCCGGATTTGATTCCCTGATACATCGCATCGAGGAATCTCACATGACGCTGATCTCCGCGACGATCAGGTACGGGGCGACACAAATCCGGCAAAAAGTCGTTAATCCCCGATTAGCCGTCTTTCCGGCCTGTCTCTGCGGTCTACTTCCCGCCGTCAGGGGCGCTCGAGGTGCCCTTCCCTCGTCGTGCTGTCGTACTCAGTGCGTCTTCTTTCGAATCACTAACGCCGCTAACACTTGCTCTGTTGAGTAATCACGGCAGCGCTGACACAACCAGCGCGATCCAATCTGAACCATCGATCGGATGTCGTTCGGCTCCTGACACCACAGACATTCGTGGAGAAATTGGCAGGGACAATCTGGCCGCTCTGCGCCGCAATAGATGCAACTCTCCATCTAGAACGGCACCGCCGCGCCGTCGGTCTGTGGCTCGCGGCTGTAGCCCATGACTTCCGGAGCGGAGTTGTCGCCTGGCAGGAGCGCCGTGATATTGGCCCACGTCTTCGTGGCATCTTTGGCGTCGGCCTGGTGCACGACCATGACGCGGACCGGACGATTCAGTAGCACTTCGATATCGTTGCCGCTGTTCATAACGTCGGCGAGCGTGCCCCATGTCGTGAGTTCGCGCCGCAGACTGGACTTCTCATGAAGCGAGGCCGTAAACGCGCGGCGGATCACATAGCGCAACCCATCGGCGACTACTTGAAAGCGCAGCTCGATGCGGTGCTTGTCGCCGAAGGTGGTCTCCACAATGCCGCGGTCGATCACATCGCAGCAGCGCGCCAGGTGCAGACCGGCCGGACACGGCTTACTCATGGTTTGGGGATTGGCGACATACACCGCCATTACTGCTCGTCGCCTCGCTGCTGGCGCTTGTGCAACCAAACGACCATCTCGCGATTCTTACGGTCGTCCCGAATCTGTCGCGCGAGCACGCCACAGACCAAGCCAGACACTGCCGCGAGTGCGACGTAACCGACTACCTCTGTCATAGCCTCCCCCTCTATCTGTTTGTGGTAGCGTCAGGGAGTCGGCACCAGTTAGTAACTCGACCCCCGGAGGCAATATGCGTCCGTTAACACGGAATTGTCAAGCCCTAAATTCACAGTACCGCGCCCCCCTGCGCGGAACGGCCGAAAATAGGCCAGATTTACGGCTTGCCTCGAAGGATCGCTCCGCAGAGAATGCGCCGAACGTGCTGGCGGATTTGGATGTCACCGCGGGATTTGAACACGCGCGTTCGGTCGTTCAGTCGTTCGCGTCCGGGAGATCGTCCTCAAAGGTGAGGAAACCGAGCGCCGTCGCGGTCTGATATTCCAGCCTGGCTCCGGGTGACTGTTGCCAATTGGCGAGCAGCACAATACCGCCGCACGTCAGGAGCACGGACAGGTCCGCCAGCATGTAGTCGCGCCACCGGCCCAGGAATGGCGTCTCTGGCCGCAGGGAGGCCCATAGCGCCTCGAACGGCAGGTCGTGCGGGTTGACGACGTCATGCCCACGCGCGCGCCACTTGGCGGCGGCGGCGGCAAATGCGGGACGGTTCAGATCTGGGCACCCTGTCATCGGACCTGATAGATACAGACGCATAGTCAGTTAGTCTATGGACCCTTCAAACCGGAGCGGCGGCAGACACCGCGGCAAGCACGGCGGCGATGGCCATGACGCAAACACCCACGCCAGCAGCACGCCACCGACTACCATCCACCCGAGCACCGCGGCGCTACGGCTGCTTCGCGTCCCGCACGGCATCGCGAACCGCGCCCTCGATCACGCCTTCCGCTCGATCAACGGCCGCAATAATGCGCTTCGCTTTGTCCGGAATGGGCGCGACGGGCGCCGTCATGCCGACGAACTGCAAGACCTTCTTCAGCACCGAGCCGACGGTCCGCCAGCTCATTTCGTCACCTGATACTTATGCCAGATGGACCAGCCGAGCGTCAGTAAGAGGACCAGCGCATCGGTGATCTGCCGCTGTTCGCTATCCGTCGCGAGACCACGCGCCGCCAACAACGTCAGTCCCCACCGCACACTCGCGCCGAAAGCCGAAACCAGAAATGGATTCATACATCCCCCGCGTTATAGATCCGCACTGTGATGGAATCCGCCATGACCAGTTTGGCCATGACTTTCTCAAGCGCCACGCGACTCTGTGCGATCCAGAGATCGCCGCGCTCGGCTCCGACTAACAGGCACCCGTCCGTATCCCTTGCCCGATTGCCGCCGTGGACGCGCACACCTGTAAATCCAGGCACCGCGACCAGCTCCGGTAACGTGCGGCCAAAGCGCGGCGAGTAGGTCAATCGGACGCCGTATTCGCCTACGGGAATCGCCGTCTCGCCTGGCACCTTTACACCTGGCGCGCGGACGATATCCTCCAGCGTCCAGCAGTGCCACACGCCATCGATCCACAGACTCCCGAGCGTCGCCGCGGTCGTGCTCGGCTCTCGGATGACGCGGAGTCTCATCCGTGCGTCACCCAGAACACGATCACCGACACCAGGATGCTGATCACCGCACCTGCGATCGCACGCCACGCCCACGTCATATTCGATTCGAGCGCGCGCAAACGGTCGGTGTGCTGATCGACTCGTCCGTTCGTTCTGGTCGTCTGAACGATGATGGCGTCCAGTTTGTTCCCGTGCGACGTGATGGCCGACTCGACGCGCTCTAAGACGCGACCGATCTCGGCGTTCGTCATCACATCTTCAGGCATTGGCCAACGCCATCAAATCCGTATAAATCTGATCCGCGCGCGCCTGGGTGACGATGCCCTTGGCGACAAGTCCGCCCATGATTTGCGAGAAGCGCGGATCGGAGAGATCGACGTAATCGGCCAACTGGAACTGCGCCATCCCCCACACCACGTCTGGGTCAGTGCTGCCGTTGGCGCTGGCCCATTCCTGCGGGGTCAGAACCGAGATCACCTGCGATTTGCTCACGCGAGTTTTTGGCGCGACGGGTGCGGCGCTAAATGTGTCGGTCGTGGCGTCGTAGAGCATTCCGACCTGCGCGTCGGGCCGGTCGGTAACGTCGAGAAACGTCCAGTCAGCAGAGGGCGGGATTGGCATCCCGCCGCTGCCCTGCCATTCTCCATGTGCGATGCCGTTGTTGATTTGTAGTTGTCGTCGCATTAGAAAAACTCCACCATGCAAAATCCCGTATACGTGTTACCGGGAGCCGCTCCAGCCCCTTGCGTGGCTGTGACGGTATCACCGCTTGAATTGATTGCGAGATTAGCAAAACCGTAAGCCAGCGCTGCACCGCTGCCGCAGTCGCTCTGCGTACCTAAAAACAGCAGCATCGCTTTATTGATATTGACCGCAGTGATGGAGGACGTGCCAGTTTGGGATGGAGCCGTAATCGTTGTCGCGCCATATTGCACCGATTTAATGACGCCCGGAACGAACTCAATGACTACAACAATGGCGGTCACTGTGCCGCTCGTCACAGTATTGGTAGGCCGCACCGTTGTCGAATTAAGTAGAGTGACACGCTTATTAACTTCGTTGCCGCTGGCACCGCCGCTATAGGTTCCATTGACGCCACCCCATACGATCACAGTGCTTGCCGTATCGACCGCCGTAATCGTGACATCCACTGTGCCGACACTGAGACGCTGCACGCTCTTGATGATACTGGAGCCTCCCCAGTTCGCCACGACCCCAGCCTGCGCCAGCGGCCCCGTTCCTCGCGTCTTATTCGCGTTCTGCATGGCCGTTTAGCTCACGCGATCCACGAACCCAGAGATCGCCACGACATTTGTAGTCGCGCAGAACGCCGCGACTGACTTGGTCGCCGCTCCGGTGCCAGTCAACGGCAACTGTGGCACCACCAACATGAGTCCGCTTTCCGCTGGCACGGTGACCTCGATAGTATTCGCCGTGCCTGTGCCGCCAAATTCAACGGTAATTTTCCTGGCGGTCGTATCGGTATTGTGTGCATACAGTGTCACGATGTCCTGGATACTTGAACTCGTGCCTGTCGTGTGAATGTTGGTACCTGGACTGCTCGTCGCCGCGACCAGAATCGGCTGGCCCTGGCTTGATCCGCTCAACAGAACTTTCGAATACGTTGCCATTCTGAATTCTCCCTTTAACCAAACAACTGGATTGCGATCACAATCTGATCGCTATCGCCGGTGCTGCTCACCGACGACCACGTCGGCGCACTGCCAGCGCCGTTCGTCGTCAGCACCTGGCCAGCCGTCCCTGCGGCGAGGCGCGCGAGCTGCGTCGCCGACGATGCGTAAATAATGTCGTTCGCCGCCTGTGACGTGAGCGCGATCTCACCCGCGCGCAGCGCGATCGGATTGGAGACCGTGTTGGTATTCCAATCCGACGCGCTAATCAGATCGCCGGTCGTCTTGTTGGTAGGTGTGCTATATGCCATCGACTCCTCGATTACAGATACGCGAGGCGTGTCGTCACGCCAAGCGTCGAACTGCCAAGCTGCCAGACCGCCGACGTGTCGAGCGGTGCCAGGCTCCAGGTCGCCGAGACCAGGCGACCAGCGCCTTTGATGTCCAGCGCAACACTCTGAATACAAAACGGCCACGCGGTCACTCCGCTGACCGTTTCCGTCACGTCAATCCGATCGCCAGGTTCGCGCGCCAGTACCTGCGTGAGCAGCGCCGCGCTGGTGTTGCCGACGACGGAGATCGCCTGTTGCTGCGTGCCGGATGTCGCGTACAGATTCAGCAAATACGACGCCGCGCCTGCGGCTTTTCCAGCGTCGTTTTGATACGGCATGGCCAGCGAGTACGTATGATCGCCGTAGGTGTTTTGGCTCGACGTGTTTTCGGCTTCAGCCACGACCGGCGTGAACCGAATCGCGGTTCCGCGGACCTGTAATTTCGTCACGTAGGCGGTTTGGCCACTGTTGTTCGTGATGTCCCATCGGACGCCGTTACTTCCGGCATAGGTCACGACGGTCTGACTGCTCGTCAGGTCTGCGCCAGACCCATCCGATGAGGCGTTCATCAGGTAATCCGTCGTCGCGATCGAGTCGATGACGTTCAACCCGCCGATCTTGTTCCGGCTCTCGTTGGGATCGCGATACGGTCCGAGGAACGTCACGGTCTGGCCCGTTTGAATCGACGGAACCGACTCGAGCGCATACAGCGTCTCCGTCGTCGTCCCGACCTCGCGACTGGTGACGGATACTTGCACATGGTTCAGCACGTCTTTCCGTGCGCGTCCACTGGCCATCGACACCATCGAATCGTCAAACGTGCCCGATGACGCGAGACCCGCACGACTCGCGCGCGACTCGAAGACAAACGTACCGCCCTGCGTCGTATCGCCGCGCATGTACGCGTAGCCCAGTTCAGACGCACAGATGCGCGCCAATTCGGACAGTGTTGTGCTGCTGCGGTCGTCGGTGTTGTCGAGCGCGAGCGCGTACGTGTCCTGGCCATTGGCAATGGCGCGCGCGCCGACTAGCGCATTCACGTTCAGAGAGCCGACACCCGCCGTCCGTGCCAGTCTGGTACTGGTTCCAAGAAGACTGGTGCCGAGCGTCCAGTAGGTATTCGTGACATCGTCGATCAGCAGCTTGACGAGATCAGAACTGCTGTAGTTCTGCCGCGCGGTGAGTCCCCACAGTTTGAAATTGGCGAACGCATCGATCGCATCCGTGGCGACCACCGACACCCGACGGCCGCGATACTTGCCAGTTTCAGGGGTCACGCTGTCGATGGCTCCGAGAAACTTGTAATAGGTGGTCCCGCCATACGCGAGCGACAGGCGGCAGATCACGCCCAGGTCAAATCCCGTGCGACAGTTCGTATGCCCAATTGAGTAATAGCCGAGCTTCGCGGCGCTGTTTCCGGTGGAGTTGTCGAGTTGAAAGCGCAACGTACCAGAGGACGCGACCCGATCGCCTGGACCGCCGCCGGTGATGCCATAGGTACAGGCGAGATCCGCCAGGACATCCGCCGAGACGTCGGTCCATCCGCCGGACACACCGGCCAATTTCATCTCGACGGTCACGGTCGGAGTCGGCACTAGACGGCTCCCGCCAATTGCAGCGCGTCACGCATGGCCCGAGCGATCGCCCGAGGCAGCGCGTCGTACATGTCCGCGCGAAGGCCAGCGACTTCGGCCGCGACATCTGCCCCGCCGCCCATATCCGACGCGAACGCGTTCGCCTGGTCGCGACGCACGACGGCCTCTTGGCCGTGCAGGCGCACCAGCCGCCCAGGTCCGAAGTTCTCAAACCATCCGCCCGTCGCCCCCATCGTACCGACGGCTCGCTCTTGGTCTGCGCCCAATCCGCTGCCGTTCCTGCCTCGCGTCGGATCGCCAAAGTCTGGCGGCGGTCCAGGATCGACATATTGCGCCGTCACCGTCAGCGTTCGTGGACGTGTGGCGGCATCAATCGCACCCACTAAGTTTGAAATCTGGCCGATCAAATCCTGCATGGCCGACAACACGGTTTGGATCGAATCGTTAATCTTTTCGTATTGCGATTTGACCGGATCGCCAAATTTGATCTGTGACAGGTCGGTGATCTTCTGCCCGTTTGCGTCGGTAAGCTGACCGGTCCGGATCAGTTCCTCGATCCACGGCTTCATATTGGCCGGAATGGTCGTGCCAAATTGCAGCGAATCGCGGACTATCTTGTTGATTTCGTCCTTCATGCCGACCAGCACGGCGCCCACGTCTGCGCCGGACATCGTGAGCAGCGTGAACGCGTCGATCACTTTCTGCGCTTCCGCCGTCAGCTGCGCCTGTTGGAACGCTGGCCCCAACGCCGCCAGGTCAACGCCGAAATCCCTGGCGACCTGGGCGACCCGATCGAAATTGAAACCGATCAATTCGCCTTGCGTGTTGAACACATAGCCCATTTCGTTGGCTTTGCCGATCAACCCGTCTAGCTCGCCTTGCAGATTCTTGAGTTCGCCTTGGAGATCTGCAAGTCTCGTTTTCGATTCCTCTAAACGCTTATTGAATTCGTCCTGAACCGCCTTCAGTGCTTCGAGTCCCTGCTTGCCTTGACCCGCGAAGGCTTCACGGATACTCAAGCCGAGCGCGTTATACCGACTCTCCAGCTCGTCCACATTGCCGACATGCTCCAACATCTTGTCTTTGAGCTTGTCGATTTCACGATTTGCGGCTTCGATCTCCCTTTTCATCGGGTTGGAGAACAATCCCGTAATCCAGCCAAGCGCTTTCCCAAATCCCGCGCCGAGTAGCTGTCCCGCCATCGCGCCGAGCGGACCCATTGACGAGCCGATCGCACTGCCGAGCTTGCCGCCGATGGCTTTCGCGGCCATCGCGCCAAGGTCTTCTCCGAATGCGCCGCCCAACGACGCGCCGAGCGCTTTGAACGGATTACCACCGCCAGCGACCGCGTTCGCAATCGTGGCTCCGGCCTTACTCCACGCGTCGCCGAGCTTTGTGGTCTTTTCTGCAAGTTTTTCCGATTGCAGGGAGAGCGCTCGCTGCTCTTCTGCTGTCTTATTTAGGTTGCCCGTGTACCCAATCAGCGCAGATTTACTGGTTTCAATGGACGTGTTCAGTTGGTCGATGCTGAACTTATAGGTGGTGGTGAGCCTTGACACTGGCTCAAGCACACCGACGCCCAGTCGCTCTAATGTCGCAAACCATTTCTGCGTGGCAATGACGGCGTCATTGTTTTTGACGTTTAGGTCGCGCATTCGCTCGGCCAGCTCGCGCTGGGCTTCTGCTGCTTTCTTGGCTTCCTCTGCGTGTTTCTTTTGCGCTTCTTCTGCTGTCCGTTCTACTCCGACTAGGACTTTGAGAGCCGTAGCGGTCAATCCAAACCGATCCATCAGTTCTTCTTCAGACACGCCAAGGTCACGCGCGGCCTGGATTTGTTTGCGTGTCTCTGGATCGAGCTTTTGAATTTCTGCCAGTGTCTGCTTGAGAATGTCTCGGTAATTCTTTTGCGTCGTTGTGACACTCGCATGCGCTTGATCGGAATCTAATGCAGCTTTTGTGGCCTGCTCCTGTGCGTCTCGCTGATCTTTGAGCTGTATCGCGTACAACTCCGCGCCACCACCGGATCGAACCAACGCCATATAATGATTGCGCTCTGCGTCGGTCATCTGATCGATGGCCAGACCTGTTTCCGTGGCCTGCCTGAACACATTACCGAGCGCCTGAACGAATCCAGTTGTGATGGTCTGCTTTAGTCGATCGTACGCATTCGTCGCCCGATCGACCGCTTCGATCTGCGAGTCCGTGGCAACGCGTGTCGAGTCAGCGAGTTTTGTATATCCATCAATCACGCGCGCCAGCGCAAGCGATGCCTTTTCTCCAAACAATGTCGTGAGAATGGCGTTGCGTTCGGTAGTATTGCCAATTGGCTCAGCCGCCTTCAGCACTGCATCCAATTGCTGCTCTGGCTTCATCGAGCGTAACTGTTCAAATGAGAGACCTAAAGCTTCAACCGCTCCGCGTGTAGATGCTTTGCCCTCGCTGAGTTGATTCCCCAATTTGAAAGAGGCTTTTGTAAGATTTTCAAGTTCGATGCCGCCTTGCTGCGCGACGAGCGTCCAGCGTTGCAGCATGTCCAATGAGACACCGGTGGCACCGCGCAGATCGACTAAATTTCCTGCTGACTCTAAGGCGTGTACGGCGAATTGTTGAATTGATCCGATTAACTGGTTGAGAATGGCTCCAGCAGAAAACGCCGCCGTCATCGATGCAAACGCTGACGTGAGCGTAGACGTACTCTTGGCCGCGTTGACCGTTTCAGTTTCTACGCGTTTGGTCGCATCTGCTAACTTTTGCAGTTCAGGCGGCGCTTGCACTCCAAGCGCCTGCATTTTCGTGAGCGCTTCATTGGTAATTCGATTGACCCGCTCCATTTCCGAAGCGGTCAATTTTGTCGGACCACCAATTTTTTCGATGGCTTGAGCGACAGCCGTCGCTTGAGAAATGATGGAACCGCCAGAAAACGACGCGGTGAGACTTTTGACGCGGCTCTCAGTCACACCGGCCGCGTCCATCAGTTTTTGGAGCGATCCTTCCGCCGCCTGTGCCGCAGCCAGGAAGCCAGAAAAATCAGCGCCGAAGCGTGCTGTGACTGATTTAGCCATCCGTCTCGTCCTGTTCGCGCTCTAGCTGCTCAATCAAAATGCGGTAGACGGAGAGCGGCAATTGCTCAAAGTCCGTCCACGTCCAGGTCATGCGTCGGCAGACGGCGAGTCCGGTCTCGACGTACTGCCGATAAGTTTTCCCCGCTGTGCGTCCATCTCATCGATGTGCGCGGTCACCGCGCTGCTAATGCGATCCCATGCCTGTTTACTCAAGTTATCGACGGCATCGAGCGAATACGGCACGCGCTTGCCGTGCCGCTCCAGATTCCAATCAACCAGATACGCGCAAATATTGGCTTTCCAGACCTGACTCAGGTCCGGCTCCACGCGCCCGTCGGCGCGCACTGACTTAATCAGCGCTTGCTGAATGGCCATCGATTCGCCAACGGTCAGTTCGCGCTTCACTTGTACCCACAGACCATCACCGAGGTCTAACTGGACCAGTTCCGGATCGACAAACCAGCTCACCGACGATTTCGCTTTAGGAGGCATCTCTGTCTCGCAATCTCGGACCCAGGACGGCCGTGAGTCGTGGTCCGGTGGTGTCTAACTGTTCGACGGGAAAGATCAACGTCTGCCGACCTACCCGCACGGCAACATTGAGCGGTGTCTGTGCGGCGCGATAGGCATCACAGGACACGATCTCGGCGTGGAGCGTCCCGCCGGTAGAGGTGGTCTCAATCGTCCACGGACCGAAGACGACCGCTGGTAGATACGACCATCGGACCTCTCCTGTCACTCCCTTAATGACCATTTACCCGATGCGCGTAACCGTGCCGTTAAACTGGACGTCACACTTAAACGTCACCGCGCTGCCGGTGCTGTCGTCGATCGAGACTGACGTCGGGAACGCGGTGCCGTAGAGGTACTGCGCGACGGCCGTACCAGCCGGATAGAGGTACAGATTCACGGCCGCGCCGGAATCAAACGCATCAAACGGCACATCGGCGGCCGAGTCCCAGAAACCGGACATGCTGCCTTTGGCGTTCTTAATACCGGCCACATAGCTCGAGAACGAATCGCCCAAACAGGTCACTTCCGCGATCGCCTGGTCGATATTGACGGACCACTGCGACAGATTGGCCACCGATCCCGCTGCACCGCCAGAGGTGGTACCCATCAACAACGCGCCAGACTTTCCGTGATACTTCGCCATTTACGCACTCCTTCGTTGCATGTCCATCGATTCCGACCACTGCGTGAGATCGCGCATGATCTGCTCGGTCCTGGCGTGCCAGGTCTGCGGCAGAATGGCCGCGCGCGCGTTAGCCGCTATTCGCTGCCGCAGTCCGTCATCAGCCAGCAGACCGCGGAGCACGCGCTCGCACGACTCCGGCGACGTAAACGTCGGCACCATCGGCAACACTTGTCCGAGTTCGGCGCGATCATCACTCACCATACACACGCCCGCCGCGGCCATTTCATAGCAGCGAGGATTCAAACTTTCCGCCGGTGCCGACGCCTGGCGGAAGAGATTCAGGACGATCTTGGAGCGCTGCGCCAGCCGCTGCACAAGCTCGTTGGGTTGCACGTCGCCTTTCAGGAACCGACGCAACCCAGACCGCCGCGGCAGGTTCTGCCGGTTGGTATAGAGGTGCAAGTCGATGCCGCTCCAATCGATCGCATTCAAGAACGCGATGCGCTCATCAAACATCGACCCGACAAACAACACGTCGGCCGACGGCACCGACAGCGACGGATCAGGCACACGATCATGGACGCCCAGTCTGTACGCATGCGGGAGGTAGGCGGTGTTCGGCTGGACGGCTTGGAACGCTGGCACGGCCGCGCGTTCGTTCGTCCACACGCCATTGCAGAGCGCCGCCAGCCGCAATTCGTCGTCCATCATGTACGGCGATTCGGTGCAGAGTAACCAGACGCGGATACCCGCGCGTTTGGCCAGCTCGATACGGTTCGGCTGGAGATACATCGCCGTCACGATGACCAGGTCACGAATACCGCGCTCAATGGCGCGCTCAATCAGGCCCGTCGTGGCCTGATACAGGACGTCTGCCTGGTTTGGCCGCTCAAAATCGCGCTGTGTCTTGAGCTTCTGGCGCCACAGATAATGGAGGTAGTTGTGCGCGAGATTGACGCGCCCATCGAGCCGCCACTCCCACACTTTGACGTCGTGTGCCTTCAGGCCTTCCACAAGTCCGACGTGGACGTCGTGCGTGCTATACGACGCGCCAGGATGCACGATCATGAGCGGAGCGGTCATGACGGGTCTACCATGACGCGATACAGGCCGCCGCGGTGCTGATAGCGGTGATCGCTGTTATCGTCGATCTCGACGTAGGCGATGCGCTCTTCTCGAAACAGCAGCATCAGGCTATAGCCGGTGACTGACAGCGACGCATTATTCAGGAGCGCGTGGATGCGATCGGCCGCAGACTGCGCCGCGGCGCCAGACGTAGAGCCATGCACGGCCTTGACGAGATACAATGCCGATTCATACGCCGCATCGCCGCTATTCATTTCGAGTTCGTCGCGATGCGTCACCAGATCGACGATGACGTACGGTTCTGGCGTACCCTGCGGAGACACCGAGCGAAACACGCCGCCAGGAGCCAGCGTGTTCAACTGGGTATCGGCCGATAACATGCCGACAATGGCCGCATCAATGGCGCTGCTGCTCATCGAAACAAAGCCGCCTCAATCTTCTCTGGCAAGACGTCAGAGAGTTCGTCCATCATCCGATCGCGATACTGGCCTGCCTTCGCAAAGATTTTCTTGCCCTCGATATGCTTGCCGCCGACGTGGTCCCATCCGTCCTCGATCAAATGGGCATGTCGCGCCGTGTTTTTGACGGTAAACGCCACCGCATTTGAGCGCTTCGCGTCTTCCGACATCGAGACGTGTCGCAACAGATTGCCGCCCGGCTTGTTCTTTCGACTCGGACCCACCGGCGTCTCGGCCTTGACGACACCCACAAATACTTCCGCAGTCCGACGGACCGTA